GGACCAACAACGAAGTTAGAAGAGAATTGGACTAGTGACGTAGATTACTTCAATGGTGATCGTAGGTATTTCTAATGAGTAATATACCATTAATTGTAAAGCAGAATATTATTGACTATATCAAGGTAGTTGCAGACACACTTGTACCTATCGTTGAAGTAAGTGGTCAATATCCTGCAGTAGATACAATTGTACCATATGGCGTTTATGTTGATGATGTTTCTACAGTTAGTAGAGAAGTAAATCAACTTGGCGTTACAAGATGCGGTAGTATCTATACAATGACTGATCAGTTTCAGATATTGTTTGTTAGTATTCAAGATGATCCTAAATGGATTTTTATTGAAGAGCGCATACAAGATATGAGTGCTGATGCAGCATTTTTTAATGGTTATTATGAAGTTACATTTACTCAAGACATCGTAATAGGTAATCGTAGTGAAAGACGTACCTATACATTTAATTTAAAACGCTTGAATTTTAATGATTAGCCACAAACTTAAAGGAGAACTACAATGGCTTATATAACAGTTAACGAGACAGGTGAATTTCCTGCTCTTATTCTATCAACTGATATTGCCAATTCCAATGTGGGAGCAAATGGAAATGGCTTTCTAGGTGGTGGAAATCTGTTAGTTGTTTCATGTCTACAAGATGTTACTATTACTAATAGTACTGGTATCTTCTCATGGACTGATTTTTGTTCCGCTAGCATCAACAAAGTCACTACACCAAGTGACAATGAAATTAGCACAAACGTCGTAATTGATCCAACTGACTGGTTTGGCAATAACAGTGCCGCAGCAAACAGTGCCGCTAATTATGGCTGCGCTGGATTAAGCGAGAACCGTATTGAAGTTGCTTTCCGTGTACAAATGAATAACAATTCAAATGTCGGTAATGCACTTCCTGCCAATACTTACGCATACCATGGTAAGGGTTACATTAGTAGCCTTGCACCAACTGTCAGCCCAGACAGTCCAGTATGGGTATCACCACTCACTATCGCTGTAAATGGCGATATGAAGAGCGAAGGTTGATATTGTAAAAAACAAGGAGAGCGAGGCAACTCGCTCTCTTTTTAATAAATGAGGATAATATGAGCGATTTATGGTTAAAAACGACCGAAGAAAAGTTGCGTAGTTTGATTGCTGATGAAGCAAAACTAATGCCAATGTTAACTAACATGGAAGCAACTATTAGACAGATGAAAGCAAAGCAAGCATTTCGCCTTGCATTACTTAATCAATTATTAGAAGAACATTACGATAAATATAGTGGTAACTAGTTAAAAGGAGAAACAAATGAAACTATCACAAATTGCAAAAGAACCAGTATTAGTAGAATTAATTCTTGACGACAAAGATGTTGTTAAAGAGTTTGGCGAACCTTTGGTGTTTTACACTTGGGATCGTCAACCTATGGACGTATTCATGCGTCTTGCAAATATAGATCAAAAAAATACTGGTGATTTAATTGAAATTGTTAAAACATTAATATTAGATGAAAATGGCAAACAAGTTTTGAATGATAAAAACATGTTGCCAACTAGCGTATTAATGAAAGCAATTCAAAAGGTGACCGAACAGTTGGGAAAATAACAAATGACACACTTGACATGAAAAGTGTCAAGATGGTGTCAATACTACAACTTGATGGACTTGGTAAGAGATATGGTCTTTTACCAAGTGAAGTACTACAAAGAGGTAATACATTTGATTTATATATTTTAGATTGTGCATTGAGTTTTGAACATTATCATCATGAAAAAACGATGAATAAGGGCAAAGCACCAGTACCGAACTATACAACTGAACAATTATTAAATATAAAGAAGAAGGGCAAATTAGAATGATTACATTAAATGTTAAAGGTCTTAATCAAGTTTCTAGTAAACTTAAAAAAATACAGGATAAACTTGATAAAGTACCTGATGAAGCACATAAGGTATTCGTTGCTAATACACCTATCAGAAGTGGTAATGCTAGACGTAAAACTACAATACAAAAGGATACAATCAAAGCAAATTACCCATATGCTAAACGATTAGATGAAGGCTATAGTAAGCAAGCACCAGATGGTATGGTTAAACCTACAGTAGAATTCATACGTAATCGTATTAAGCAAATTTTAGCAGGCAAATAAAATGGCTGATAATATTGACATTAATGTTAACGTAAACACAAGTAATGCACAAACTAATATTGCTAATTTAAATAAGCAGTTAGCCAATACGCAGAAAAATCTAGCAAAAACACAAAAATCGTTAACCGCTAGTACACAAGCATTTGGTGCATTACGTTCATCATTAGCAGGCATAGCAATAGGTGCATTTGCTGTCAATATGTTACGTACAGCCGATGCGATTGATGATTTGTCAAAAGCAACTGGCTTAAGCATTGCTACAATTAATGGATTTGGTGCAGCATTAGCACGTAGTGGTGGCGAAGCAAATGACGCCGGCACATTACTTGGTAAATTAAGTCAAGCGATTGAAGAAGGTCGCGAAGGTACATTAAAAGCCGAATATCAATTTGGCAAACTGGGCATATCAATACAAGAATTACGCACATTAAGTGACGAGGATATATTAAGAAAAACAATTGAAGGTCTAGCAAAAATGCCTGCAGGTGCTGAACGTACAGCACTAGCAATGCAATTACTTGGCAAAAATGCTAGAATGATTGATTGGAATAATTTAAATGGTAGCATTGACAAATTCATAGCATCTAGTAAAAAAGCCGAACCAGGCACAAAAGCATTAGCACAATTATTTGATAATTTACAAGGTATAGGTAAATCATTTACCAATCAATTAACAATTGGTGGTACAAACTTTGCAGAAACACTTGCCAAATTAACTACAAACACTGATGCAATCGCAAAATCATTAGCAAATCTAGTTAAGATTATAGGTGCGTTTGGTATAGCATTAGGTTTATTAAGTTTACCTAAACGTATTAGTGAATTTGGTGATTTTTTACAAACATTAAAGAAAGGTGAAGGTTTAGCAGGCACATTTACGCGAGGCTTAAACAATCTTAAAACAGCATTACAACAAATTGTTGCTGTGTTTACACTAGGTGCAGTATCGGCTAAAAATTGGACTGGTGGTGTATTAATATTAGGCGATGCATTTAGTAATCTTGTTAGATTTATAGGTAGAGTTGGCGGCGTTATAGGTGTATTGTTTACTCTTGGTGAAGTAATTAAACCTATTACTGGAAACGTCAATTTACTTGTATCAGCATTTAAGATATTACGCGATATCGCTGTTGTAAGTATAGCAGGTTATGTTGAAGCATTTAAATTATTATTAAATGTAATTAAACCTGTAACTGATTTATTAAAAGTTGGATTTACCGCTGCCGCGCAAGTATTAAAAAATACTTTTGGTCCTGCAATAGATTTTATATCTAGCAAATTAAGCCAATTTGCAAATTTTTGGAAATCTACAGTTAAGGATGCTGAACGTGCATTAGGCATGAATAAATTTGATGCCAGAAATTTAGGTGCAAGAGAAGCAACACCAGAAGAATCAGGAGTTCGTTTTCCAGGCGGTGCTGAAGCAGCAATGGCGCTTGAAGATGAAAGAACAGAATTACAAAAATTACGCGATGCAATAATTGCAAGCACACAAGCATATACTGACCAACGTAAAGCAGCACTAGCAGCATTACAAGCACAAGCAAGTTATGTCAACATGAGCGAAGAGGCACGTGACATACTCAATGCTCAAACTGACATTTATAATGATTTTAATCAAAAGATTGATGAGTATAAACAAAAAATTATTGAATTGTCACCAGAACAAGAAAAATTAAGACAAACTTATCTTGATCAAATACTTGTATTAGAACAATTGCGTGACGAACAAATGCAACAGGCTGCCGAAGCAGTACAAGCAACAAGACAACAGATTGAAGCCCAATTAGATTTACAACAAGAATTGCAAAACACAGCAAGCGAATTGCAACGCATGAATGCGTTAGAAGATTTGCGTAGTGAACTAGAATTAATGGGCTTGTATGGTGAAGAATTAGAAAAACAAACACGCATATTAGATGTACAGCGTCAAATGCGCGATGAAGTACAGCAAGCCATACTTGATACAATTAGTTTAGAAAATCGTCGTAGTCAATTAAGTGATCAACAATATAATCGTGAAAAAGCAAACATTGAAAACAGTTTACGTATGGCTACAGAAACAGCCAAAGAACGATTAAAGATTGACGAAGAATATTTTAAACGTAAAGAAGAATTAGAAAATAGTTATATTGCTGGTGTAGCATTAGCATTACAAGATATTGAGCGTTCATTAAAACCAATCAATGTCGCACAAGATGCTGTCACAGCAGCATTCAAAGCAATGGAAGATAGTATTGATAACTTTGTTGAGACTGGC